TCTTGAATGATATTTTTTTTCAATCATTTCTAAAGCATTACAAAACGCATCAGGTGTTAAGCATGTTCTATTTATTACATCTAGTTCGCTAAAATATTTAAGTTTATGATTTTCTTTGTTGTTCATTTTTAAAGCCTCGTTTGTTTAATAACCATCTATCACTTTATTAATTCTTTCCTGAAAATTTCAAGTACTTCTTGCCTACTTAATAAATTTACTTCCATCCAATATGCAATCCATTCTTCTATAGCTTTTCTACATAACTCTTTGCGATCTTCTTTCATACTATCACCTCCCGTTAATTATTTTTGGTTCTTAAAAGTTATATAATCGTCATATGACTCAAAAGCATAATAACCGTCTGCCATCTTTAGTAAGTAAGAAGCCCAAGGGCATAATTTAACTGCTTTGGCTCTGTTGTTTGTTTGTACGTATTGTTTTCTCATTTCTCTCTCGTTAATTGTGTTTTGATGAATACACTATACTATCTAAAATGCTTTTACTCAAGCATTATTTATCATTTATTTATGGCTATTAATTAATCAAAAGATTTGTCACACATCGCATATTCAAAACTCAGTGAATATAATCGATTAATATCGTCTTGTATATAATTTATCCATATAAGAGCGGATAATACGAGCGCTAATGTAACTACATGCATCATAAAATTTTTCATGATTACCGCCTATAAATATTTGTTATCGCGCCTTACATATACCTCTTCCGTCCCGAAAAATTGCTGCGTAAATTCTATAAAAGTATTGATATCATACGGACATTCGTAAAATAAATTAACATGCCCTACATTGCAATCACCTATGAAATAACCCGTAATAAAGCCAAATTGAGCCGGCTGTAGAAGCTGAATCGCTTGTCGCTCGTAATTAGTAAACTGATTAATGATGCAGTCACCATGACGATCTACGTTAAGTTTTTTACATAATTGAATCGCATACTCCTGTATCTTTTCTTTGCTCTTAACGATAACGCCATCACAATTCTTTAAATCGATACTTACGTCAATTGCCCATATCTTCATGATGATTGATTTCCTTTTTTTTAATCCGGTTTCTGCTCCATTTGTGTTTTAAAAACTTTAAACTTTTTTCATCAATAACATAATAGCGACCAAATTTTTTAAACTTAATTAAACCTGCTCTCGCGAGCCTCGTTATGTGTGTTTCATGATAGCCATATTTTTTGGCTATATCTTTCGGACTTAATAAAGCCATTATTATTCCCCTTTTCGAGCATTTACTTTAGCGTATTAAAAAGATGGTATCAATTTAAAAAGTATGATTAAATCATTATTCCTTACGGAAGGTCGCTAATAGCTTGGTAACCTAAAACCCGCTTACACGGGCGGGTTTTTAAAATTCTTACACCTCAGTCTTTTTAATTTCTTTAAGCCTATCTCGATAAATTTTCGTAAGATCACTATGCTGCTCTTTTGAGATTTTCATACTTGATATAATTGACGCAATATCATTTAACGCTTGAATAGTTGAACAATTTTCCATCGTATTTTTAATGTCATCAAATGTAAATTGAGGTGCGTTAGATGCATGATCAGTAATAGAATTAAGATGATCTGTATCATTCGCTGGAACCATATCCTGGCTATCGGTATTAACATGGTTAGAAGCATGGGTCGTTACCTCACCGGTTTCATGATTGACAGTTTCGCCATCATAAATATTTAAAGCTTTGTTAAGCTTTTTTGCTTTAGATGAATGATCGCCTATCCTATCGTCAGGCATTTCTTCTTCCGAATAAGTGCTAGAGCAGGTCTGATCAGCCATGCGTATCGCTTGTGCCTCAGCCACTTTTTTAATCATGGTAGCCGGTTTATCTTTCCAAACAGATCGACCGGTGTTGTATTCAGTAACCTCGACAAACACATAATGCGGTATGCGCGAATTTTTCATATAGACAATACAATAAGCGCCGATTAGCTTTCCCCTATCTTTAAAATTAGGGATATGTTTGACATGGCCTTGGATTAAATCAACATTAAATTCATCATTAGAAAAAACGGCATCGACGATATGCCCGTCATAATTCGCATTATTAGATATGATCTTACGATAGCCATCACGCCCCACGAAAATTTGTGCGGCAGCGCCTTTGTCGTACTTAATCATCCATATTTCACGTAAGAATGGATTTAAGCCGGTATTAATACCTAGTTGCACGAAAATCTCAAATTCTTCTTGGGTAGCGAGTTTTGCGTACATATCTTTAATTGTCTTAAGCTGTGCTTCGTCTTTCCACATGCTTAAAACTTTGTTTTGGTTAATCATTAGTTCATTTGTCATTTTACATTTCCTCGTTTATTAATTGTCAAGATCGTCATATGATCCTTGTCTTATATGTAAATTTAACGATTCGAACATAGCCATTAAATCGTCAACGCATTTCCTTCCAAAATTTGGGATTTTAAGAAAAAAATATCGTGTATGTTTGTATACATCTCCTACAGTAGTAATTCCTTCTGCGTGTAAACACCTTAATATTCTATTTGAACGCCCTTTATTATCCCACACTAATTCATCTAAGTTTTTACTTAAAATATCGGAATATTTTTTATTAGCAGTATCTATAAATACTTGGGCATTCCTCATATAACATAGCTCTGCTTTTTGATAAGATTCAACTGCACGCGTGTCTAAATCTTCTGTTTTTGTTTTCGAGTAATAAAGTTCATTAATTATGTTTTTTGCTTGATCATAACTTTCCTGTTGGCCAGCGGTAAACGTTCCATCAAGTGTATTAATTAATCCTAATAACATTCCTATGACTAAATCTTTTTTACTTTCATCACTCATCAATGCACCCCCTCAATATCCAATGAATCATTTTTAGAATCATAACTAGCGCGCACAACATTCAAATTTAATTTATTTTTATTGATCCACAAGGTTAAACCTTTAATGTAGGCGTTTATATTAGACTCACAACAATCATCTTTAGAGATATCATTAATTAAATTGCAAGTGAAGTTAAGTAAAAAATCATATAACAGTGGCACTTGTTCATCATGATTAGCGGAATGCTTTTTAAGGCGTGAAAATATAAGATCATTAACTTCTTTCCCAAGCTTCATAATAAAATGCACATCTCTATTGTTCATTCTCAAAACTCCTATAAGCCCAGTGCGGTATATCTAAATTTTCGACTATTTCAGGATAACTTTCCCATGTTTGGGTTTTAATGCATTCAGCATAAATAAGCGCTGCTTTTTTATATTCATATCTTCCTTGTTGCAGGGCTGATTCATTAAGCACATAACAACACGCAAAATGCGGGGGTGTTTTATCAACCACAAATAAGATCACATTATTATAATTTCGCTTCGTGAGCGCCGTTAAACCGTCACATGCAAGCGCTGCTTGACGATGATAATTATATTCAGCTACCGCCCTTGCAAACGCGTGAGGGCTGCTATCTTTGGTTGTCTTAAGATCAATGATAATATCATCGGTGTAGAAATCCGGGCGGCTTCGAAGTAACACATTGCTTTCTTCATCAAGCCAAGCTAGCGAATGCTCGATACATGTCAATTCTCTGCTTTGTTCTATTTTTTTCATAAGATTTCGCCAAACGGTATGCGTTCGAACTTGATTAGCCATTGCCTTTGCCATGCTCATGTCCTCACGATCTATAATAATACGCCCGGCAGCTTGTTTTATCATGCCATCGTATGCCGCTTTGCCAAAATTTGAATTTCTCTTTGGAACCTCTTCAATCGGATAAAAGCGCTTAGAAAACTCTAGCGGTTCAAAACAAAGGGTATGCACTGCTGTGCCAAGATTAAAAGCATCGGTGTCTTTGTGTGCGGCATTATTTTTATGGTATTCATAATTTCGAGGGCAGCTCGGCGGTAAAAGCAACGTCATATTCGAATTGCTTAAACCATGAGATCGATGATACTCCTCATTCGTTACATCTGGATAAATACCGGGATTACTAATTATCATTGTTTTTACTCTCTTCTCGTAGTTTTACAAGTTCGGGCATAAATCGTCGCTCAATATGATCAAATGTAATCTCTATTAATGCATAAGCATTTTCTTTTACATGATCCCACGTATAGCCTGTGTCTTTAAGACTTTCATAGGTCGCATAATGCGACAAAGCATTGGCATAGGCCAAAGCCATTTGTTCAAGCAAGTGCGGCTCTTTCTCGCCTTGGGCGCGTAAAATTTTGCATTGTCGTCGCACTTCATGATAAGCAGATTTTGCAAGCTTCATGGCTCTATCAGCCCTTAGTTGCGTTTCTTTGGCCTCAAGATCGATAACGTTTTCCGTCATAATTATTCCTTCTTATGCTTAAATTCGAGCGCAGTATAGACATTAGTTTGCTTATGATCAAGCATTTGTTTTTTTACCGGGTAATTATTCTATAAAATATTCTGGTTGATAGATCAGGTGAATTGTGTATAAATCTAAAGACTTAATAATTGATTCGGATGACAGATGCAAAAAAGCCGCAATTAAGCGGCTTTAGTTACATATATCATCAGTAAATGATACAGGAGTTATAAAAAAAAGCGCCATCCTTTGATTATGGCGCTTAAATATTCATCAAAATAACCTAGCAGCTATAATCAATGAACACATCTTTCACAGATGTTGATTATAGCTACTAGGTAATATTAATCAACATTTTTATAAGGAATTTCATAAAATGATAAACCTAGTTCAATATTTACTCTTTACTCATTCCCCCTTATCTGTTTATTTATTAATCAATTTTAAAAGGATTTAGCTTTATGTCTATCGAAAAATTAAGCGACTCATCAAAAATTTATGTTGAAAGAAATCCATATGTTCAAATTTTAAGTAATATTGTCGAGTACATAAAAGATAACGATGCTTATCGATTATACAGTTATCTAGCTTCTAAAAGTCGTGATTGGCAGGTTGCAAAAAAATGGACAGCCCAACAGTGTGGGGTCGGCCAAACGAAAGCAAAGAAGTGTTGGTCATATCTAGAGCGATGTGGATTAATCGAATATGTTATCCACAAGAATGAAAAAGGCAAAATTTTAAAATATGACATGAGAGTACTAAATGGATCAAGATTTAATCGATACATATCATTTTTGAAAAAATATCAAGCAAAAAACTGCCAAAAACCCATTGGTATAGAATCCGAACCAATGGATGAAACCCAGTGGTCTAGAAATCCACCCACTGGCAAACCCACACCACTGGATTTTAGCCCCCAACTAAATAAAGATTCAGAACTAAATAAAGATATTAAACCAAATAAAGAAAAAAGCTTTTACAAAGATCAAAAACAATACAACTCAAAGCGTCATGATTTTGCAGATTCGATGGATCAAATGGCAAATGAGCAAAGGCACATTGCCGAACATGAACAAACAAAGCGTGCGCCAATGCCAGACTTTTTACGTGAGCTATGCAAAAAAATAAAAATTTCGGCATGATGGGGACATAACATGGCTTATGACGATGAACCGTACTGGTATAACAAGAAATCATCATCAACAGATAAGGTTAAAACCAAATACAAGCCCGTGGTAATACGATCTATACCAGACGCTAGTGACGTACTGGCTCAGATCGATAGAGAGCCTAGAGCGCCAGAGCCTAGCCCTCTCTTGAAAGAATTCATGGAGAAAAAGAACAAAGATGAATCAAAATAGTAGCGTGATTAATTTTATTCGCTTAGAGTGAACAGTGGAGATTCGCTTACACGGATGTTCATTATGAAGCCACAAATTTTATCTAGGTGGAATCACGTTAGTGGTCATTACTAACAGACTTATCCCCCGAAATTGTGGATAACTTGATCATGGAGTTTGTTAATGCCGAGAGGAGCATATGCACATCGTATTGATGAAAATCAGGCGGAAATTGTTAAGGCTTTACGCAAGGTTGGAGCTACTGTGCTTAATTTATCCGTACTGGGTAACGGCTGCCCTGACTTGCTTGTTGGTCTTATCGACTATAAAGGCGGTAAACATAATATTTTATTAGAAATAAAAGACGGCGATAAACCTACCAGTAAAAGAAAATTGACGAAAGCAGAACAGCAATTTTTTGACACTTGGAAAGGCGCTACATTTATTATTAACTCAGTCGATGAAGCATTACACCTTTATGATCAAATGAAACGACTCGGGTTAGTCCTCGTATAACTAAGCACAATGAAAGTGATACAATGATCTCGTATCTTTTCGGAGGTGCGCATGAACATAATGCATTCGATTGTGAGTGAAGTGTTAAACTTGTTCATTTTCCCCATAACCCTTGATTTATTACATATGATTTTTCCATTGGTAATTTCACCTTTGATATATTAAACTTATTATGATTTTCATTGGTATAGAAGCAGTTCGTTCCTTTTAAGATAAAGAATAGAGCAGTAAAGTGCATTAAGACGCTGCATCCCTTCCCTTGCAGCGTTTTTTGCTTGATAGATTAATACTTTCTTTTTTAACTCATTTTGTATAAAATAGTCGCATGTAATGTTCTACGTAGAACATGAAAAGGATAATTCATGATAAAGTGTACGCGATGCAATGGTAATAAAATGATAATCGGTATGGGCGGCATGAAAAATAAATGCAGTGTTTGCGCCGGGGTTGGTTTCTTGCCTGAATCAAAAGTTGATGATATTCCTGATACCAAAAAAAATAACAAAAAAGATAAGGTTCAGCCTGCTAAAATTGATCAATCGGCATAAAAGGATTGTTATGTCTAAAAAATCACGGCCTGTAGGTCATCCAACAAATTATACTGTTCAGCTCGGTGATAGAATTTGTCATTTAGTTGCAACGCATCCGATGGGCTATCACCCGCTTCGTAAAATGTATCCTGATCTTCCATGCGCACAAGTTGTTCGTGATTGGAGACTTAAATTTCCGGAATTCAACGCGAAGTATTTGGACGCAAAACGCTTTCAAGCTGAAATTTTGGTCGAAGAGATCGATGATTTGCTGCCTGAAGATGTTCAAACCTATCTTGATGATCGTGGTAATACCCGTATCGACGCTCCATCTGCTTCCATGCTTATCGCTAAAATAAATAATCGTAAATGGATGGCTGCTCGATTAGCACCGCGACGTTTTGGCGATGATAAGCGTGTTGAAGATTTAGAAGGACAAAATAATGCAATGCGCCAAGAGCTATTAAATCTTCGCGCTGAACTTGATGAGAAAAATCAGAAAGAGTTTTAATGCTATGGGCGAACATGAAATATTTTTATTGTCATTAATTTATGCGATATTTTTTATAATGTGTGATTGCATATTGGCACCACTTTTTTGGAGATTATACTATAAATTTAAGTGGCGAAATATGTATAAAGATTAACGGCAACCATCGTCTAAAACTGGCAGGATACCGCAGAATCAGCCATAGACCGTTAAGCCGTGGAATCCGGCACGATCACCACCAGTTATGGCCGACGATACTTAAGCAAACGTACAAGTATACGGTTCTCCTTAGGAAAAATAGGCCACCAAAATGTAAGGGTAAAGTCTGAAAATCGATCTTGAAAAGGAAATGGAAGCATCGAAGCTCCGGGGTTCCCTACAGGAATTCATTAAGTTCTTTGTCAAACATATTACTAATCGTGACTATATCCAAAGCAATCCGCTAGGCCGTGAATCGCATCAAGTTAGCATTTGCCGGGAACTTACAAGCTTTTCTAGGATGGAGCATCCTGACGAAAACTTAATGATTAATGTTGAACCGGGATCGGGTAAGTCATTGCATATTTGCATGTGGGTCGCTTGGTGTTACGCTAGAAATCCTCAATGCAATTTTATTTATATATCCTATTCGCAAACCTTAGCCGCTGAACAAACCGCGTTTATTAAACAAATCATGCAATCAAAAATGTATGGTTATTTGTTTGATGTCTTTGTCTCAAGGGACACGAAAGCCAAAGATCACTTTGCAACGACAGAGGGCGGCCATTGTGCAGCATTTGGTGCGGCGGGTGCGATCACAGGCCGTAATGCGGGCTTACCTGGGCAAAATATCTTTAGTGGCGCTGTCATCATCGATGATGCGCATAAACCGGACGAAGCCCACTCTGACACCATGCGTGATCAGGTTATAAAAAACTATGAAGAAACCATACGCCAACGTCCACGCGGTGAAAACGTACCTATTATTTTTATAGGGCAACGCGTACATGAACATGACTTAGCCGCTTTCTTTATAGCAGATAAAGATACGAAACCTTTTCGAAAAGTTATTCTTAAGTCGCTTGATGAGGCAGGGAATGCGCTTTATCCAGAGGTTCACTCAAAAGAATATTTATTATCTTTAAAAGAAAAATCACCTTACGTATTTTCCAGCCAGTTTCAACAACAACCCACGCCCGCAGGCGGTAGCTTATTTAATCCTGAATGGTTTATTGAACTTGATAAAGAGCCTACCATGCTCGTCACCTTCCTCACGGGTGACACCGGAGAAACCGAAAAAAGCTATAACGATCCATCGGTATTTAGTTTCTTTGGCCTTTATGAAATTGAAATCTTTGGAAAGAAAACAGGCGAACTTGGCTTGCACTGGATTGACTGTATACAAGATTGGGTTGAGCCTTTGCATCTTGAAGATATGTTTATAGACTTCTGGACGGAATGCTCACGTCATAAGACGCCCCCGAGAGTGGCCGCGATTGAAAAGAAATCAACGGGCGTGACGCTCGTTAGCATTCTTAATAAAATCCAAGGCATCAAGATTCGTGAAGTCTTGCGCACCAAAGCATCGGGAAGTAAAACCGTTCGCTATCTTGAAATGCAACCAA